ACACAGCACCTGGGAAGTCACCAGCGTTAGTGTCATAAGCGATGTTTGCAGTTTCGAAGATTGGGATGCCAGCCAATTGACCAACATAACCCATTTGCATTGCTTCGTTAGCAACATTAGAAGTACCACCACCAGCAACAAATGCTGTGTTACCACCAGTTGTCAATGCTTTCTTAAGATCGAAAGCAATTTCTGGGTGCAATACGCAAACGATACCGTCTTGTGGAACACCAGCACCACGCAACTTAGCAACTGATTCAAAAATGTCAGCGGCTGTGATTGCGCCAGTGTAGTCACCCTTACCTGCTGAGAAACCAGCAAATAGAGCAGTTAGATCGCTGTCGATCTTACGAGCGATTGCTTCACCAAATAAGCGACCTAGGTCAGCAACAACGTTAGAAGCACTTTGCTGTACTGCTAGATCAGTTACTAGAGTACGGATAGCCGCTGTGCTAACAGTTAGTGTTGCACCGCTTGTGCTTACTGCTGTGTTAGATACTTCATCACCCTCAGTAACAGTTGCGGCTGTTTGATTTGGGTAGATAGGTACAGTTACAGTCTTACCTTGGCCAGGAGCCAAAGAATAGTTTTTAACCAAACCGCGCATGATAGAACGCTCGCTTGCAACGAACATTGCTTCTGCAACGATGCTTGGTAGTAAATCATTTAATGTTGTGGTTGTAGAACCTGCCATAATATTTCTCCTTTAATGAATTAGGCAATTCCCGCTTGTTTACGATATTCTGCGTAAACTTTGCGGTGTTCTGGATTTTTCATATCCAGTTTGCTGATATCTATTTTGCCCACATTTGGAGCAGAGATATTAGACTTTGTATTAGTAGTAGCCGGACTAGCCGCTTTAAAATGCGGATTCGAATCCAAGAATTCTCGCACTAAATCTGCGACAGCAAGTGGCGTACCATTATCTGCATAACGTACACTACCTTTGGCATCTACTACTTCTACTTCGCCTTCATCATTAAGTCTTACTTGATTGATTAACAAACTCTTTACTTGTTCTGGTGCAACTGCTTTGTATTCTGCGGCGGCACTGAGTAAAGGTGTGTTGACCTTGTATTCTCTAATGATGTTATCTCGTTTTGAGATTTCAGCATCTTTTTTAGCAGCCAACTCTTGTAGAGTCTTTTCAAACTCACCACGCTTGATCTGTTGTTCGGTTTGACGCCTTTCAGCCTCTTCCCTTAAACTACGAAGTTCATTAGGATCACCTAATCCTTCATATGGTTTTAGAAGTTTCTTCTCTAATGATCCGCGCATGCGAGCCATCATATTGTCTACTTCTTGTTGCGTGTAAGTTTTACTGCCTTGTGCCTGGCTTTCAGAATTAATGTCTGCGGCGTCAGTTGCCTGTTCATTTACCAATGTATTGTCTGACATTGTGCATCACCTCTCTTTGAGTTAATTTGTAATGTGTATTTACCCGTTAAAGAATAAATCACACAATTATTGATTATTTCTTACCTGTTTTGCTAGCCTTTTCTCTAGACTGGCTTGCTTTAATTGCCTGTGCTTGTTTAACCGCTTGTTGTCTTGTGGGATATACTTTACCTGTGGTTCCGTATTGCCATCCCTTACCTCCACGCGGACCTGTGGCTCGATGTATGGGCATAATGGCTCCTTAACGCTTTGGTGGCTTTTTGCCCTTGCCTTTTCCATAATTGTTCATATTAATACTCCTCTTTGTGAATATAACCTTGAGCCATATAATCCATGTGCTCTTGTTCAGTACGGGCAATGACCTCATCACCTGTCTCTGGGTTATACATTTCGTGTGGCTCAAATGGTTCCTTTTCAGGCAGTTGTTCTGCTGGCAAGTATTCAGTTGTGCCTAATATGAGTGTAGGCTCCTCACCCAATAGTTCAACTAACTCGTGGTCAATTAAATTAATAATTCTAGGATCGGTGGCAATTTCCTTGGCAGTCTTAAGTTTGCTAAGTTCGCTTTCCTCATCCTGTATGTTGAAACTTCCAGGATACTCAATCTCACCATCCCACACATAACCTTGGTATTGAGCATAGAACTCCCACATCTGTTCTTCAGCCAATTCCAAGTTGTCGGCCATTTCTGCCAATTTGGCATTTAACAATTCAAACTCTGTACGCATGGCTACGCCACTCATTTCACGCACTTCAGTAGCACGGATTGCACCTGTATTGGCCATTTTGTCTATTGCTTGTACACTAGCATTAATACTATTGTAGATTGCTGAAATATCTGTGCTAACATTCAGCATGTATGGCTTGAGTCCAGGATCTAAATTGTCAGGCATAAGTGCAATAGAACCAGCACCAGCACTCATCTCTACATCACTGGTCTTGACCACAGTAGGATGACCATTCAATCTAATGCTTTGTTCTACTTCACTGAGTTCATTGAATATCTTACGCTGATGGTCAGCAATGTCACTGATAGCACTGGCACCAATACCACGCACAGGACTGCGAGTACCATAACAGATAATGGCAGGGATTTTGCCCAAGCCATTTACTTCTACATACTCACTGCTGATTTCTTTTTTCTTGTTGTCCACTTCATAGGTAGTGATAAACTCTGGTGTCCATTCTTTGATAATACTAATGTCACCATTGATATCTTCCACATACTTGAATGATACCAGTTGATATCTACCTAAACTATTACGGCTCCAACGCCAATCAATTACTGCCAGTGGAGTTAGTAGGTTAACATATGGTCTAACACCTGCGGCAATTTCATCAGCCATTGTAACAGCACCAATATTAGGCTTGCTGACTAGGATCCAGCAGTGACCAAACACATTAGCCCAAGTGGCCACTTCCTTCATAAACGCATCTAAACTGCGTCCATCCATGTCAGCATCATATTCAAAATCTTCAATGGTTGTGTCAGCGGCTAATACACCAAATTCACGCTTGGGTTCTTCACGGAATAGGAAACTAGTGTAAACACTGATCACGCTACGACAGTGATTGTCCAAGGGTGTTGACGCCAATCTTATTTGATATTCTTTGTTGGTCTCATTTACATAGCGTGTCAAATGTCCGGCTTGACGATATTCGTCGCCGCCCATGTAACTTTCTAAGTAAAATTGCCAACGATTCTTATAATCGTTATACTGTAAATTAGGTGATGTCACCTGCATGTATTGTTGAAATGATGATGCTTGCGTCATTATGCGTAAACTCCGGTAGTTTGGTGACCCCAGCGTTTAGGCTGTACTATGTCTGAGGTATCTTTCTTAATTGGGAACATGTAATCCACTGCATAACGCAATGCATCAGCCATATGGTCATATCCCTTGTCTTTGTCTGGTTGTGAACTATTCTCTTTATAAGAATATTTCTCCATTGATTCTATAGTGCTCTTACAGCGTGGATCAAATAACAAATTAACTTCTTTACGATCATTTAAAAGTCTAGAGTTAACTGCGTTGATGCCATCTCTAACTGGGTTGTGGCTATTTGGTGCTTTGACAATGAAGCCTGCATTCTGTAGGATGGTGAGGTCAGTAAAGCCGCCAGCACTGGTTTTTCTTTGTCTACTTGCTGGGTCTGGGTATACCCATATTTTTCTTGATCCATATCTTGCCTTAATTTCATCCACAATTTCGGAGGTGTTAGAAGAAAACAAACGGATTTCGTCGATGGCATGTAAGGTGTCCTTGTGTCTAGCAAATACAACTGCACTCATAGGATCAATGTTAAAGTCCATGCCAATGTATAATACATCAGGTATGGCGGTATATTCATACTTTTTAACATGAATCTTACGGTCAAAGTTGTAGAATATGCGGCCTGAATATGTTTCAAATGTGGCCATGTATTCTTGATTAAATGTTCTAGTATCCAAGTCACGCTTGGCGCTTTCAATCTCAGATTCAGGAACATTACCACCATCGATAGTTGTATATTGGTGGCTTGACCAGTCTTCTGGACTTTCTTGACTCATGTTATACAAATCATGTGCCCAGTTACCTATGCCCTTAGGGGTTCCAATAAACAGGGCACTTCCTTGCTTGTCGGATAGTGTTGGTCTCAATACTTCATACCATGCTTCTGGGTCAATGTCTGCAAATTCATCCAACACAATAAAATCCAATCCTACACCACGCAAACTGTCAGCATTATCAGCACCTTTAAGTGCAATGGTAGTACCATTCTTAAGTGTGATAGCGAGTTCACTTTCATTTACTTTAGCAGTCCAGCGTAGGTCTTGTAATTTGTGTTTAAGTTTCT